TGAGTAGTTAAACCAATTAGATATTTCTTCCATAGTTCTACCACAACCAATACAAATGCCGTTGTCTCGTCGGCAAATACTTACACAGGGTGATTCTATCATGTTACTTCTCGTGTTTTGTTTTGTAATCTGCTATTGCCGATTTGATCGCATCTTCAGCAAGGACAGAGCAATGAATCTTGACGGGCGGAAGTGCGAGTTCCTCCGCGATATCCATGTTTCTAATTGCGGTGGCTTCATCCAGGGTCTTCCCCTTGAGAAGTTCTGTGACGAGACTACTACTTGCGATAGCACTACCACAACCATAAGTCTTAAACTTAGCATCTTCAATGCGTCCTTCATCATTCACCTTGATCTGTAATTTCATTACGTCTCCACATGCAGGAGCACCTACCATACCTGTTCCCACCGATGGATCATTTTTATCTAGCGAGCCAACGTTGCGTGGATTTTCATAATGATCTAATACTTTATCGCTGTACGCCATCTATTTTATATCTCCGTTTAGATAATACTTGACTATTATTGTATACTATTTATCGCTATTTGTCAATGTGATCTTCAGGAAAATTTATCGGATCTCTCTTTTTAAATTTATCTAAATCATTTTCATTGATAGGAGTAATATCAATAATTGGGCTAGGTAAATTAGTTTTATACTCCCCCAAGGCAGTAGCCCACACTAAATTTTCTGGACAAAACTCACACTGTGGAATTGACTGGTCTTTTGTTAACACAAAGTTTTCTAATTCTTGTTCTGTACAATCTGGTGATAAGGGTTGATAACTGTCTAATAACTGTTGTTGTCTACTATCTAATCTAAGATCAAACTGACTTTGAAACTCTGCTAATCCACTCATAGCAGGACATTTATATAGTTTGCCTCTGTGTATGGTATGATCGTGTTTCATGTCACAGCAATTAAAAGCCTTTTCTCGATCGCTGGAATGCACTAGCCAATGATCTTTTTGTTTGATTATAGTAGACTGATGAAATACGTAGGCTTCGTGTGGGCCTGCATAATGTTTCCACTTTTCTTTTAATTCTTCTGCTGTTGCAGGATCATGTAAACTGAGGCCAAAGCCTACTCTGTATTTGTCCCAAAATTCTAAGTATTCAGGACGTTGATATGTGCCATTGGTCTGTATCATAATTACAGCATCAGGCCATAGTCTACGTAGATTTACTGCCCATTTTTCTAAATCAGGATTGAGTGTAGGTTCACCACCTATTATAGTCATACGTGGTATTTCTAATCTAGTGGCCCATTGTTCTATTTCTTCAGCGTAGTCGTCCCACAGTTGATGACCTTTAAATTTTTCATCATTGAAACGATTGCACCCTCTACATGAGAGATTACAGACATTGGTAATATAGAATTCTACTACGGGAAATAACTTGATCATGTAGTTATTTAACTACTTTAGATGGCTCCACCACGTTGTTTGGCCGCACGTTTGGCCATTTTGTCTACTGCGTTAGTAGCGGCTTCTGGATCTGGAAGATTAGTTGTTGGATCTTCTTCTGGTGCACCTGGTTCATCACCAAACGGTCTTAGTTTTACTTTAGTTCTATCAAAACTTTTGATTAGATTTTTAACTGCATCATTGTTTTTGTTTGCGGCCACAAGTGCATCATAGTCAAAGGTAGTATCAGTATTCTGTACAAGTTTAATAACACTGTCTGTACTGATACTTGGCAAGGAATTTTCGTCCTTGTACCTTTGACGAATAAGTTCTAGTGCTGTGACTAGATTATCTTGTGGGTCAGATGCAAACTCAAAAAGACGCATTTAGCGTTTTTCTCTACCTAGATCTGCATCACCACCAACTGCGGCGTCAGTAGCACCAAACTCATCTGCTGGTTCCTCTGCGTCTAGTTCAGGTGCTAGATCAGTGTCTAGGTCTGTTTCAGGTTCTGGCAATGTCATATCAGGAACACTTTCGCCAGCCAATGCTCTACTTGCATTGTCTAAACCTTCTTTTGCTGTTTGTGTAGCAGTCATTAGTTGTTCTAAAGCAACACTTACGCTATTTTTATAAGACTCTGCTTTTTCATCACCTAATTCGTTTCTTGTTGTATCGTAAAGTTGTGGTAACTGTTCGTTCTGCATTTCACCAACTTTTTCTAACATGTCTTGTACTGTGTCTACCATGTCTTTTGCGGCCAATATAACTGAAGCAGTGTCAACTTCTGATTCTGTAATAACATCTTCTTCAACTTCAACTGACTCAACTTGCTCACTAAGATCACGGTTTTCGTCTAACCAAAGATTTAATCCTTCTGCTACTGTTAGTAATTCCATGTAGCGTGGATTTTTCTCTGCTGTGTGAATATCAACACTGTGACGAATACGATCTAAGTTAGCATTAACTGTTTCACTTAAACGTTCTGCTTTTTCAACAGTGAGTTTATCATAGTCAATGGCAAAGCCAAAACGACTTTCCATTACCTTGTTAACCTGCTTAGAGGTTCTAGTAGACATTTCTGTAAGTTTCATAATACTTGTTCCTGATATTTTATACTATTTAGCCATTTCGTAGCATTTTTTTAAATTTTCTTTAGTGTCAGCAATCCTATCCATGGTGTCATGATAGCGAGTGCTGTATAGTGTCTCTTTCCATTGGTCTTGCTTTTCCAGTGCTGTGTTATAACGTTTACGATATATTATAGCATCCTGTTCTAGTTTATCAAGTTGATGATCTAATGTTTTAATTTGTTTTGCTAGATCAAATTTGTTTTTATGCAGGGCAATACAATAATAGATTGCATCTTTTCTTGTTAAGAATTCAACAGTATCAACACGTCCTTCTCTAACTTGCCAGGCTTTGTCAGATTTTTTTAACACAAAGTTATTACCTACTCTAACAGTGGTTCCTATCTGATAACAAAAAGGAAAATTAGATTGTGAGAGTTTAGCAAGTTCCTGTTCTGTAAACCTGCGAATTTTTTCTAAATCAAATTCAGTGTATTTTTTTGTAGATGATTTTGCCATCTTCATTGACCCGTACTAGGACGTCTTTAACTGTGAGTTGATTAGCAAGGATTTGTTCTCTTTCTGTTAAATCTGTTTTATTAACTGATTCACTAGAAAACTTTTCCAACAACTGATACTCTTCGTTGGTCAATGGCATGAATAATTTGTTTTTTGTAAGTTCGACTATTTTCATAAAGTTAAATCCTCTAACTCTATTTATAGTCCAATGGCGCCTTTGGATAAAAAAGCAATGACTGCGGCTGTGAGTACACCAATTATAGTAATACCATATTTGATTACTTGGGCATTACGATTACGCTCGTTAGATGTGAGACAGTTCTTGATATCAACCATATGGTCTTCAAGTTTGTCCATTCTAGATTCTAAATTGTCTAATTTGTCTTCCAACGCCTTGTACCTTTCGGCACATAATTCAACGTGGGCTTCTAGATTTTCTTTCTCAATTTTTGCTGGTGCTGACATACGTCGTGTCTCATTAAACTGTGACTCGATGCCATCTTATGTGCCTATTTGTTGCCTTAATGTGTGCCTTAATGTTTTGCCTTAAGCATCTTGTAGCATTATTGCTACGTTAATATTTATACAAATGGTCTAGTAATAAAGTGTATGTTTTTATACTTCCCTTGTGTGTAAAACACTGGTTGTGGTGGTGCAGGTGCTGTTTCGTCAAGTCCTAGTATTATAGGAACATTTTCAAAGTCTCGTGCAAGTACTCCAAACTGATCCCCGTTTTCTAAGTATGCATCTTGATATTCAACATCAAATTCAAATGCCCAAAAGTTATATTTGAATCCCACTTCGCTCATGTAGTAGTCGCCAAAGTTTAATCTTTTAGTGTCTGCTGAATGACTTTTTACTTGTTCAATACGAAAGATTTGAGTTTTAAGTCCCAGTATCTGTTGTATAGTTTCCCAGTTTCGTTGCTGGTTTCTTTCTTTATCAAATTTGTCATTCCATTGGGTAACACCAGTTTCAGTGATGTCTATTAGAGTAAATCCCCAATGTGTCCAAATTCTTTGATCAGTTCTCATATAGATATTTATAGACTAGAAATTTCAGTCAAAAAAAAGCACTCCGAAGAGTGCTTTCTTTATAGTATAAACTACAAATTATACAGCAACGTAGAATGTTTTTACGTTAACAGTAGCACTTGATAAGTCAACTGAGTCAACTGTACCTAATGCTTGAATTTGTGCTTGTAGATCTGAACCACCTGTTGGTGTGAACAATGGACCTTCAATAATGAAAGTTTGTTCTGTGTTTGTGTTACCTAATGGGCCAGCAACTAAAATTGTGTGCATTTGTTGGATTGTATTTAATACAGCCGCTTGTGCACCTTCTGGACCTGCTGAACCGTTCACTGCGTTAACATAGTCAACTGTGAAGATTGTTAAGTCCTTACCTACGTTCTCAAAAGGAACTGTAGTTGCTGTTGGGTTAGTTCTTGTAAATGTTGCCATTTTTGTTTCTCCAAATATTTTACCCGAGTATGTCCGGGCATACTAATATTTATACAAGGAGGGTAAGAACCATTATATGCTACTATATTGATTTTATGTCGTAAAATCTTGGTCTGGCAAAACTTATTTCACCATATTTTTCGTATTCGTCTATTAGATTCAATAATCCACCACATAGACCAAATTTTGGATCAGGTTGTATATATTTGAGTGCTGGAACTAAAAATTCGTAGTCTACCAATGGGTTATTGTCAAGATTATTTTCTTCCCACCATGGATCAGTCATATGTGTCCAACGACTTATACGTGACATACCCGAATAGTTAATGTTTAATTCCTTACACATTTCATGATGCAATAATACTTCACGGTGATTTTTTTGCTGTGTAACAAAACTAGTGTTAACTCTATAGATTCCTATATCCTGCATGGCTTTGACTCCATCTATTAGAGTCTGAAATTTACCACCACGTATTATTTTATACGTTTCTGGTGTGGCCGCATCAAAACTGATACAGACACTGAATATTTGATCTTTAATTTTACGCAATAGATCTAGATTTTTTGTAACTAGA